GTCCATATCCTTACTATATTGCGATGAGTTTGCTTTCGTACAACCTAACATTGCTGAAGAATTTTGGACTTCGATATCGCCAACACTAGCAACTGGTGGACGAGCAATTATCACATCAACACCCAACTCGGACGAAGATACATTTGCGTTAATCTGGAAAGAAAGTAAAGATTTATTTGATGAGTTTGGCAATGAAAAACTAGATGGAGTTGGGCGCAACGGGTTTCATGGCTTCCGTGCAGAATGGCATGAACACCCGGACCGGGATGAAGAGTGGAAGCGTGTTGAGATGGGACGTATCGGTGAAGAGCGATTCCGTCGTGAATATGGTTGCGAATTCTTAGTTTACGATGAAACGCTAATCAATAGTTTAAAACTGGCCGAGCTGGTGGGGCGAGATCCTAAAACTAGAATGGGTCAAGTACGCTGGTACAAAGAACCTGAACCCGGTCATCTCTATGCAGTAGCACTGGATCCCAGTTTGGGCACAGGCGGAGACTTTGGTGCTATTCAAGTGTTCGAATTGCCCAGCTTTACACAGATAGGGGAATGGCAACATAACATTACTCCAGTAGAAGGTCAAGTTAGAATACTGCGCGAAATACTAAGACATATTCAAGAAAAGATAGGTGAGAACAATAACAACAGTATATACTGGAGTGTGGAAAATAACACTGTGGGCGAAAGCGCATTGATATGTATTGCTGATCAAGGAGAGGAAACTTTCCCTGGAATGTTTGTTAGTGAACCGGTAAGAAAGGGCAATGTGCGCAAATTCCGTAAGGGGTTTAACACCACATTTGGCAACAAAATATCAGCATGTGCTCGCTTAAAATTCTTAATTGAAGCTGACAAAATGAAGATTTTTAGCAAGCAAACAATCAGTGAACTCAAAGGATTTATAGCCCACGGTACCACATTCAAAGCCAAAGTGGGCTTGCATGACGACTTGGTTTCCAGCTTGTTATTGATAGTGCGATTGAGTGCTGTGCTGGCAGATTGGGACATCAGAGTATTTGACAGCATCAGTACAGGGGACGAATTCCAAGAGGATTACGAGCCGCCGATGCCTATTTTTATATCAGGGCTGTGATAAATATCATATGGAAACAAATTTAAATCAAGTAGCAAAAGAAATTTACGGTAAAATTCAAACTAGGTTCCCCGGCATCAAAATCGCGGACGAAAAAGCTGAAGTTTTGAGTAAAAAAGAAGATATTCCCAAAGCTCGTTTCTTTGAGTTTGAGTACACAGAGCATGGCGAAGCGTTAGGTACAATTGCAATTAATTTAGATCAAGAAGAAGGCATAGTGATTCAAATCAGCGGCGACCTAACAGACGACGATGACGAAACTACCCATCACGGCGCATTTAAATTTATTAGAAGTTTTAGAAAATTTGCTAGACAACACTTATTAAGTTACGAAGTTGACCGTATGGGCAAGAGTAACTTGGATAAACGAGATTATGAATTCCATGCAAAAAGCGGAGAAGAACCAATGACGGAAAGTAAAATGTGGGGCACACCAAGAGTGAGCTATCAAGACCTTGGAGAAACAAGGTTAGTTGTTAAACACAGCAAGCCTGTTAATTATGACCTAGCCGCAGGCCGCACAATGCACATTGAAAGCATTTACATTGAAAATGCTCAAGGCGAACGTTTTCGCTATCCGGTACGTCATCTAAATGGCGCCCGTGCAATGGCACAACACATTGGACACGGTGGCAATCCGTATGATGAGATCGGCCAACATGTTGTTAGTTTGAGTGAAGAACTAAGCAAACTTCGCATGTTCAAAGGATATGTTAGCCGTACTCCAGTTGTTTCAGAATCCATGAGCGCAGTCAACAACAAAGTGATTGAACGCATAGAACAAGTTAAAAAACAAATCCATCAGCTACAGCAATCCAAGCATTACGAAGAATTTGCAGAAAGTTTTGCACCAAGCAAATCTAAGGACATTCCAGAAGAAATTATGTTGGACTGGGTTGACCGATTGACAGTGCGTAGCTTCAAAGAAGAATTAAAAGATGTATTCCCATACATTTACAAATTAGTAGATGAAAGTGAAATCCCTACTAGAGAATTAGATCCTGATGATTTGTTAGCAGAAGAAGATAAAGACGATGTTGCTCCTTGGTATAAAGATAAAGCTGAACAGGATGCTGATAAGCGTAAATCTTCTTTTAAGAAAAAACATAATCCTAATCGCACAGGTCGTGATGCCGCAAGAGCTCTTGCACAAAAAGGTATTCCTAAGAAAGAAAAAGAAGAAACTCTAAGTGAACGTGTTACACCAGAAAAAATGCAACGACGAATTACAGCGTATGAGTTATGTAAGCAAGGTCTAACACCTCAGCAAGTTGCTCAGAAAATGGGTATCAAAGTTACCGGTGGCGGCAAAGGCTCCGGCGTTCCGTCATCAATGTCTGCGGATCCGTACGACGATGTACTTGCGGGATGCGATCGAGCCAAAGAGCCAACACGTCCTGTTCTTGAATCTCCAACAGATCAATTTGAACGTTTCTTAAATAGTATTATTAACGAAGATGAAGCGGATGCACTGGACGGCAATCCTGAATCTATCCAAGCACTAAAGACCCTGATATCTCAAGGTGAGTTAGTTGGTGATCCAAACAGAGTTGATGGCTTAACAGCCAACGGTTTAGATGTTAATCGTTATCCAGAATTACAACAACTGTTCGACCTAACAAGTCCAAACGATGATTCATGGCCAAGTGTCAAAGCATGGATGGATAAAGAAAATCCAGAACTATCCAAAGAGATTTTTGCAGGTTCAGAGTACAGCGAAGAAGAAGCAGGCGAAGAACCAGCAGGCGAAGAACCAGCAGGCGAAGAACCAGCCGCGGGAGAAGCACCAGCAGGAGAAGGTGATGCGTCAGCCGCACCAGCCGCAGGCGAACCACCACCAGAGATGCCGGGCACTGCACCAGCAATGGAAGGCGCAGAACGTGCTAAAACATCTGTGTTAAATGCCATACGTAAAGGTGCTAAACCTGATACCAAAGTTGGATCTAAGACGCTTCATGATATCATGATGGAACTTGGAATGGACCCACATGATCCAGCCGCAAAAGAAATTGCACCACCGGTCGAACCACGTGGCAAAAGCTATAAAGATATGAAGGCATTTGCTGACGGATGGTGGAATAGAGAAGAACACAACTTTACCATTGGCAACAGAGGTGTTAAAACCAAGATAGAAAAACAGTTCCCGGGTGCAGATCAAAAAGATTTAGAAAGAATTTTTGCCAATATAGATCGTGCTGATCCTCCAAGCAAAGTAAGCAATCAAGAGCACGAAAGCATAAACGAAAGTTTATCTATTATTAGAAAATTATCAGGATTAAACTAAGGATACATTATGAACGGATTACATGACCTATTAGACAAACTTAAAAAATTGGAAGAGGCCGCGACCGCTCCTACAACATTTAGACCAAACTATTATCATAAAAGTAATTTTGGTACCACAACTCCGTTGATGATGACAGATCCAGGAGTGTTCTGGCACATGAGTCAAGCCACTAACGATGACGGCGGCACAGTGCGCGGCGGTGGCAAAACCATTCAACAATGGTATGGTAATACTGAAAATCGCAGTGCAATAAATCCAGCCAGCGTTGACGGTAAAATGGTAAACGGCAAACCTGGCCCAGAATTTCCAGAAGGCGTTACTTGGAAAACAGATTTAGCAATAACGAATAAAGCAACAGCTGATGCGCAACAAGCGCAACAAGCGCAACAAGCAAAAGCAACAGCTGATGCCAACACTGCCGCAAAAGCCGCTAAAGTAAAACAGTTTACAGATTTGTTAGTCAAAGCAGGAGTGTACACAGCACCTGCGGCATCTACAGCATCTTCAGGACCGTCAATTGGCACCTACAGTTTATCGCAACCAGGTACCGGCGCTGTCAATGGAATTAAGTTACCAGCTATAAAGAGCGGTGTTCAAGAAGGAATTGTTTTTAAATCTAGGATTGGTCAGTTACTTGTAGATTCAGGTGCATTACAAGGCCTTACAGTATCAAATACATTGAAAAGCCTTACAGAAGCATCCGCACTAACCAAAGCAGAATACAGTTTACTTTCAAAACTATACGGCGAATTGAAAGTAGAATACCCAGATGATGCGCAATTGGTACCATTACTTATGGCTTACGATAAAGTGGCTCCAGTATACAGTTCAGACCCAGCCGCACAAACTGCTACGGTAGCCGGCGCATCATCCGGTAATGCCGGCACCGCTAATAATGCTTCAAGTGCAATGGTTGCCGCAGATACCCGGGGTAGTCAGACAACACTAGCACAAACAAAGGCCGACGTTGTCAAACAGATAACAGCACCAGCGGCAGTATCACCAGCACCAGCGGCGGCAGTATCACCAGCACCAGCGGCGGCAGTATCACCAGCACCAGCGGCGGCAGTATCACCAACATCAGGCGTTGACACTGTAGCAAACGCTACGGTTCCAGGCAGCATTGCCGCCGCCAACCAAGCCGCTCCGGCCGCTGAAAAGAAACCAGCCGCAGTACTTCCGCAAGCAGTACAGGATTTGGCGGCCACTAACAAAATTGACAACGCCGACAAAATTTCAGTTGGCCAGGTAATTACATTGCCCGACGGCACCAAGTACACTATTGTTAAAGGCGACACACTGGCTGACATTGCGGCCGGCAAATTCAAAGGTGTTGATCCAACCAAGAAATTGGGCACAGACAGTGCGGCCAAAGTTGCCCCAACAGCCACATATCCAACGGATGCAAAGGCACCCGTTAATCCTCGTCCTACTGACAATGTGATGGCACAACAAGTTTGGGACAGCAAGTATGCTAGCGGTTGGAACCCTGATGGATCAGCTAAAACTTTGGGTACGGACAGTGCGGCCAAGGCTACTACAGCTCAACAACTTGATCCTAGAGGAAACCCACTTGTCAAAGATAAAGATGGTAATTTAGGTTATTACAATAATCCAAATGTTCCATCAAAAGGATTTACAATAGTAGTTCCAGCAACCACCTCCGGAGATGCGGCCAAAGAAGCTCGTAAGCCACGTTATGATACTGTAGAAAAGTTTGATAAAGAAATTGCTCGATTCAGTTCAAAGTATGATATGAAGTTGAAACTCAATCAACAGTATATTGAAATCTTACAAGCAGAAAAAGCACAATTGGTCAATCCATCAGCCACCGCTACTGGTAATACAGCTAACTCAGATCGTCCAGGATTGGATCCAAAGAAAGGCAAGCCAGAAGTATATGATCGTCAAAAGCAATTGGCCGCATTGGGTGCCAAAATGAAAGACGGTGTGACTCCGTTGGGACTAGACGGCGTCAACGGCAACGACACCATCGCCGCTGAAAAAGAATTTGGCCGTTTGATAGTTGATCCCAAAACCACTATTGTGGTAAATGGTGCTCCGCGAGTTGTGAATGCAAACGATATTAAAAGTATCCAAAGCTGGATCAAAGCAGTGAAAGACGGCAGACAAAAAATGGATCAAGTTCCAGCAGTGTACATGGACATTGTCAAAAAACAATCAGCAATGAAAGAATCCACAGGCTACACCAATGATGAATTGAACAGACTGATTAGTTTGGTACATCACAGATAATTGAGTAAAATACTCATATTTCAGGCGAGATTTCTCTTGCTTTACTAAATAAAAGTGCGTATACTATGTATATGCACTTTTTATTTTATCAAGGTGATAAAATAATAATAGGCACAAAAAGCAAACTAAGGCTATTAATAGGAGAACAATTATGGCATCTTTAGCAGAAATCCGAGCAAAACTAAAAGCATCTGAACAAAAAGGTTCAGGAGAACGTACAGGTGGTGATAAGTCAATTTATCCATTCTGGAACCTCAAAGAAGGTGGCGAATCTACACTTAGATTTTTACCAGACGGTAACACCGACAACACTTTTTTCTGGGTAGAACGTGCAATGATCAAATTGCCATTCGCTGGAATCAAAGGTGAATCAGAAAGCAAACCAATCACAGTACAAGTACCATGCGTGGAAATGTATGGCGACACTTGCCCAATCTTGGCAGAAGTACGTGCATGGTTCAAAGATCCAGCACTGGAAGACATGGGTCGTAAATACTGGAAAAAGCGCAGTTATATTTTCCAAGGTTTCGTTGCAGAAGACGGACTTGGCGAACAATCCAGCGAGAAGCCAGAAAATCCAATTCGTCGTTTCATCATTGGTCCACAGATCTTTACCAGCATCCGTGCGGCTTTGGTTGATCCAGAATTGGAAGATTTGCCAACTGACTTGGTACATGGCTTAGACTATCGTATGAAGAAAGGTAGCAAAGGCGGATATGCTGACTACTCAACATCAAGTTGGGCCCGTCGTGAACGTCCACTAAGTGACGATGAACATGCGGCTATCAAGCAACATGGCTTGTTTAACTTGAGTGACTTCTTGCCTAAGAAGCCAGGCGAAGTTGAATTGAAAGTTATGAAAGAAATGTTTGAAGCTTCAGTCGACGGCGAACCATATGACATGGAACGTTGGGGACAGTATTTCAAACCAGCTGGGATGAGCCAAAACACTGGCGATCCCAAAGCAACTCCAAAAGCCGCACCTGCACCAGCGGCATCACATGATGAAGATGACACACCTGCTCCAGTAGCCAAGGCCGCACCAGCGCCAACAGCATCTGATTCAGCAGGCGGCGACTCACGTGCCCAAGACATCTTGGCAATGATTCGTAATCGTCAGAAGTAAAAATAAGGGGACTTCGGTCCCCTTACATCATCATAGGAGAAACAACTTATGGCTACAAAAGCCTTCGATTTATCAAAATTTAGAAAGACCTTGACCAAAAGCATTGACGGTCTTGGTGTGGGATTTAACGATCCTACAGATTGGATCAGCACTGGCAATTACACGCTGAACTATCTGATCAGTGGAGATTTCCACAAAGGTATTCCACTTGGCAAAGTCACTGTGTTTGCCGGCGAAAGTGGTGCTGGTAAAAGTTTTATCTGTTCAGGTAATCTAGTGCGTAACGCACAAGCACAGGGCATCTATGTTATCTTGATTGATACTGAAAATGCACTGGATGAAAAATGGTTGCACGATTTAGGTGTGGACACCAGCGAAGAAAAACTTCTTAAACTCAACATGGCGATGATTGATGACGTGGCAAAAACCATTCATGAATTCATGAAAGAGTACAAAGAAATGGCAGAGCGTCCTAAAGTCCTATTTGTCATAGACTCATTGGGTATGTTGCTTACCCCTACCGACATTAATCAGTTCCAAGCTGGTGACATGAAGGGGGATATGGGCCGTAAGCCAAAAGCATTAACCTCATTAGTTCGTAACTGTGTCAATATGTTCGGCAGTTATAATGTGGGTATGGTTTGTACAAATCACACTTATGCGTCACAGGACATGTTTGATCCAGACGACAAGATCAGTGGCGGACAAGGTTTTGTTTATGCTTCTAGTATTGTTGTTGCTATGAAAAAACTCAAACTCAAAGAGGATGAGGACGGCAACAAAGTGTCAGACGTAATGGGTATTCGTGCAAGTTGCAAGATCATGAAGACTCGTTACAGCAAGCCTTTTGAAACTGTGCAAATTAAAATTCCATATGAAACAGGAATGAATCCGTATTCAGGAATGGTTGACATGTGCGAAAAAGCTGGCTTGTTAAAACAATCTGGCAACAGACTTGCATGGATTGATCCAGACACAGGCGAGGAATTCAAATTCTACCGAAAAGAATGGAAAGATGATAAATTAGATATGTTAATGGCAAAATTTCATATCAAGTCTTTAACAACAACAACCATTCCTGAGGAGACGGACGAAAATGTTGACTGAAACACAAATAGCAGATGTATGGATCTTGTTTAGTGAGTATATTGACAAGAAAATTATTGATGTGGCGGCCGAACGATATGTTGACCTACTAGCAGATTTTGGTACAAGTGACCGAGTACTAGAAGGTGCAACAGGTGTCGATGCTGTGCTGGATCAAGCAATTGAATACTATTTGGATGAAGAGTCCGACGATGATGATGACTATAAAGAGCTAGAATAATATGTGGTACAGTAAGGTTAGCAAAGACATTTCTTATATTCCAGATGCTGTGTCATATTTTAACGATGAGTTAATTGGCGCACGTCAGGACACGAATATTAAAGGCAATATTGAAAGGGCGGCCGCGGCAATGCCGGGTATTGTTGAACAACGATTCAGTCAGTTACAAGAAATTGAAGCTATCCTTGAGTACCTACATATTGAACTTAGACGCTTGAAAAGTCAACATTTTCGCAAATATTTAGAAAATTATCAACGAGCTTTATCTTCAAGGGACTGTGAAAAGTTCGTTGAAGGTGAAGCTGACGTTGTGGACTTTGAAAAGATTATCAACGAGTTTGCCCTGTTACGCAACAAATGGTTAGGCATTACCAAAGGGCTTGATGTCAAACAATGGCAACTTTCAAATGTGATTAAGCTTCGTACCGCTGGTATGGAAGACGCAACACTTTAAAAAATATATTATACAAAAGTGTTGACTTTTGTAATTGCACTCTGTATAATATAAAGTATGATAACTGTAGATAACTTACTTTTAAAAATTACTTCTTGTACTACTCCAAAAATAGAAGAATATTTACCCACCCGAGATTCAAAAGTTTTACGTAGTCTTGCGTCTGCGGTGTCAAGTCCGGTTTTTATCACTGAAAATCAAAGTCGTTTATTGTTAAAATTACTGGAACAATACAGCAGTCATTTTTTAATCATCGACAACACCTTGACAGATGTGTTGTTAGTACCCGCTTGGTCAAGAAGATTCCGTGCAGTAGACAACACTAAAAAAGTCTACATAAAAACACTAAAAGATAAAGAACCTGCCATCTTTGTTGAATATTCCCCCAACAGTGCTGTAAGAAAAACATTACAAGGCATTGGAAAACTTATTGAAAACAACATCACAGTACACAGTACCAGACTTATCAGTATTGAACTAACTGAAAAAAATATTGTTGCAATCATAGATTTATTAAGACCAAGTAAATTCGAATTTGACCAAAAAATCACCGATTTTTACGAAATTATCAAAAAATGGAAATTCGCTGATGAGTGTAATAAATTCTTTTTTGGTGAAAATTTATACGAACCAATAAAATCTTCCTTGGAAAAGGACATTGGTGTTGAGTCCGTGACCAATTTGTTAATCATAGCTGATCGCAAAACACGTTATCACTTTTTGACCAAAAAAGTCGAGAAAAATGAGGTAAAATTGCAAGATCTCATTGCTCACAGAACACAACAAAAAATATGGATTGACTCAAATGCTTATGAATTATCCGATGTTATTGGTAATTTAAAAGATCTCAAACGATTTCCATTGCTAGTTATCTTTGACAGTCACAGCGCAGATGTTTGTACTAAAACTCTAAAAAACCTTCAAAAATCCTTGGAAAATAACGAAATTTTCAATCATGTAGGCATATACTTTAGACTGCAAAACGACACCGCTGGTAAGGTATTCAACGGTGTAATACAAGAAAATCATTACAATGCTCCGTTGGACAGCGCAACCATAGTGGCGGGAATACAAACAGGAAAATTACCCAAATTCTTCCTAAAAGATTGCAATTGGGCACCAAAAAGTGTTATAGTGTTTGGTAACAACTTAAGACATGGCAAGACTGCAATATACAGCAATCGATGCGATTTAATTATTTCGTATTCAGATAAGCCAAGCATATTCGACAACAACACAGGATGGGCTACCAGTACATGGGCATTGTAAAATTAATTATAAAAGACGAAGTTAACATCAAGATCGAAGGTCTTGAGTTAGACGCACGAAAGAAATTAGCCAATGCATTTAAGTTTTTTGCGCCTTATGCTAGATATCATCCTGCATATAAACTGGGTCGATGGGATGGCACTGTAAGCCTGTTTGGCCTTGGCGGCAACGGCTATTTGAACCAACTAGAAAAGGTCATGCAAATACTACATGGCCTGGGTATTTCGCTGGAAGAAGTGGAAGACCTGCGTGACCCGATCAAGCTGGCATTTCCAGAAGTTACTGAAGATTTCTGGGGAGAACGGTGTTGGCCAATGGGACACCAACAAGCAGGGCAACCCATTCGATTGCGTGACTATCAACTTGATGTGATCAATAATTTTCTTAAAAATCCTCAAGCATTACAAGAAGTAGCTACTGGTGCAGGCAAGACAATTATCACTGCGACCTTGAGTAAACTGTGTGAAAACTTTGGTCGCACTATTACTATTGTACCGAATAAAAGTCTTGTTGAGCAAACTGAAGAAGACTTTATCAACTGCGGATTGGACGTGGGTGTGTACTACGGTGACCGCAAAGATCTCAATAAAACACACACAATTTGTACTTGGCAGAGTCTTAATATATTGGATAAGAAATCAAAGAATCAAGAACATGACATTGTAACACTGGCAGAATTTCTCGACGGAGTTAAAACTGTTATTGTTGACGAAGTACACATGGCCAAGGCAGAAGTGTTGAAAAATTTACTTACGCAAAACCTATGTAATGCACCCATACGTTGGGGACTAACAGGAACGGTTCCCAAAGAAGCACATGAATTCGAAGCTATCTTTGCAAGTCTTGGTCCAGTAATTCACAGCATACAAGCACACGAGTTACAAACCAAAGGTGTACTAAGTGACTGTCATGTCAACGTGGTGCAGTTGATGGATTTAAAAGAATTCAGCAGTTATCCAGAAGAATTAAAATATCTTGTTACAGATGAAGACAGGATGATATACCTAAGTAAACTAATTAAAACAATATCTCAATCAGGCAATACACTAGTGTTAGTTAATAGAATTGATTCAGGCAAATTTATTATCAATGAAATTCCAGAAGCAGTGTTTATCTCGGGCGAGGTCAAAACCAAAGATAGAAAAGAAGAATATGACGAAATTAAAACGAATGATAACAAGATTATTGTGGCGACTTTTGGTGTGGCCGCTGTTGGTATTAATATCCCTAGGATTTTTAATATGGTTCTTCTTGAGCCCGGAAAGAGCTTTGTCCGCGTTATACAATCAATTGGCCGAGGTATTCGAAAAGCAGAAGACAAAGACTTCGTACAAATCTGGGACATAACCAGTACCTGTAAGTATGCAAAAAGGCATCTTACTGAGCGTAAGAAATTTTACAAGGACGCCAAATATCCGTTTACTATTGAAAAAACGGATTGGCAACGATAAGGAATTATGCAAATATTAACATTAGAAAATAAAACATTTTTACTGGATAATCTTCCAGAGGAAGTAGACGAGGAGTGTAGATTTGCCGTGCTAGACAACAGTGATCCTAAAGAACCAGATTTTTTCTTTATGCCATTAATATTCTTAGAATCTTTTAATGCACCAGCAATGGTACTTAACATTGGCGGGAAACAAGTCACAATGCCTATAGATTGGCACATAGCGGTAGGTGATAGTTCAAGTGGTTGTGACATTGAAATTTTACCTTTGACCAGCTTGAATGATAGAGGATTTGAAGCATTAATTTTTAATCCACTCAGTAGTTTTAGAGTAGAATTTAAGAAAATTGAAATTGTAAATTTTTACAATGATGTCAAATGGTATTTCCCCAAGATGAAAAATAATCAATTACTTGCAACTCCGCTGAGTAACGATCACAAACCAGACTGTGCCTATTTTTGCAAAGAAATTAGCCGTCAAAGTGAAATTATAGATTTGAGTAAGATATTATAAAATGGGCAGTCTTAAACCTGGAGCAACTTACATTTATGAACGCAATGGCGATGAAGTATATGCTCGTGAGTTTGGGGAAACTGATCGTAAATTGATTGGATACAAATACGAAATGGAAGATAGACCCGATCCTCGTACCAGCGATGGCAGGCCGTTAATTGAGCAGATACGAGAAAGTAAGATGTGGGGCGAAATTCATAGAGAAGCGAAAACCAATATCACTTTACAAAAGGCCCTGGATCGTGCTATAATGATATACAAGTTGAGTAAGGATAAAATACAATGAAATATGCATTTTTTAATCCATTGATTATGGGTATTGACTCAATACCCGATGATATGTTTGAAAGAATTAAAAAGCTAGCCGAAAAACTTCACGAACGAACAGATCTTAACGATGCTGGCAATAATGGATTAAGTGTGCGCGGAGGACAACAAATACAAGTGCTACCTAACGATGCTAGCATCAATGTAGATTGGTTGACTGAATTCTTAGAAGAACAATTGACCCAGTACATACAACAGATCAAAACACAAAGCATGGTATCCGATATGGATTATGTATCAGTTAAAGTCACTAGTATATGGACTATCAAGCAAAACTCCGGCGAATATCAAGCCATGCACAACCATCCGGCAGGTCACTTGTCGGGTAATATGTACATAGAAACACCCATATTGGATGAAAACAGTACAAATATTGATGGCAATATTTTGTTTAAGTTTCCGGTAGAAAAAGATGTAACCAAGTTTATTTTACAAGACGGCTGGTGCTATAGACCAGAAGCCAAGAATATTCTGATGTTTCCAAGCTATGTTTCACATTTGGTGTATCCCTGGAAGGGAACTGGTAATAGAACTGTTATGGCATTCGATGCAGTATTAATTCCAAAGGCGTTAGATGGCACAGAAACTAGCAATTAAAGAAGTAATGGCGGCGGTAGATAGCGGCTATATTGGTCTTTGGGACGAGCTCGATGACGAGCAACGCAAATCGTTGAAAAGCGAATTCTTTATCATGAATCGTTACATCAGCAATGTAAAGACCAACAGTACAGAATTACAACAGCATTATCTGCTGACTGTTAACGAATACTTTAATAAACACTGGAATCTGTTACAAAAGCATCCTAAACTCATGTGGATGTTGTTAGCCATGTGCGGACACGAAAGTAAAAAGATACATTATCACGAATGGATTGGTTTTAAAAAGAAACCAGGAACTAGTTCGGATAAGAAGGTGAAATTTTTATTAGATTTGTATCCTGCAAAAAAACAAGTAGATTGCGAGTTGCTTGCAGAACTTATGAGCGATGCGGAGTTTAAAGAACTTGCAATGATGCGCGGCATGGATGACGTAGAGGTTAAAAAATTATTAAAATGACATTAGAGATAGCACAATACGTTTGTCAGTACTGTTCAAATACGTTTACTAAAGAAAAAACGTTGATGGTACATCTTTGCGAGCAAAAACGTAGAGCATTGGCTAAAACTGAAAAACATGTCATTATGGGGTATGATGCTTTTAATCGATTTTTTAAAATGAGTCAAAATTTAAAGGGTAATAAAACGTATGACGAGTTTGCAAAAAGTCCTTATTATAATGCATTTGTTAAATTTGGTAGTTTTGTTAGCAATGTTAATCCGTTGTATCCTGACAGATTTATCGACTATGTCATTACAAGTGGTATCAAATTAGATCACTGGTGCAGAGATGAATTGTATGAAAAATATGTTGCAAATTTAATTCGCACAGAAACTGTGGAAACAGCACTACAGCGTAGTATCGGACATATGATGACATGGGCAGATGCACATCAAAGTCAGTGGAATCATTATTTTTTATACGTTAGTTTAAACAGAGCAACCTTTGACATACGTGATGGTAAGATAAGCCCTTGGGTGATATTGAACAGTAAAAACGGAAAAGCAATGTTATCAAAATTTAGTGACGAACAGCTAGCCGCAGTTGGTACTACTATCGATCCACGATTTTGGATGAACAAATTTAAAAAATTACCTGCTGATGTAGAACTGGTTAGACAAGTAGTTAAGGAGTCTAACATATGAAAAGAAAATTATTAGATGGTACAGAAGCGGAAGAATACGACACGGCAATCACTCTTTCAATAACATCAAAGTGTCCAGACAAGTGGGTGTTGGTTGATAAAGAAACTGGAGAAGTGTATATTCCTTATACTACTCCAGGTAATTTACAATGGAAAAAAATTGCGGTGTGGGATGGAAAAGATGTCCAAGATTAAACAAACTTTAGTAATTATAGGAGATAGTTGGGGTGTTCCTAATTATGCTCCTATTAACTATATTAATAATACTATTGAAAAAATAAAAACACTATATTCTGACGATGTAGAAATAAATGTTACTCATTTAGGCGATCCATCAGATACACATTTAGAATTGTTATTAGAAAATGAAGGGTACAATGTAATTAATTTTGCAAAGAATGGTGGCACTAACTTAGAAACTATTAGAGAAGCTAAACAATATTTTTTAGTAAATCTTACTGAAGTTGATTGGCTAATTTGGTTTCACACAGAAAGTCTTAGAGATAGAAACGAGATACTAACATCCCCGCAAATAAAATTTAGCATACCTAAATTAACTAAAGATTTAGCAATTTTAGCATATCAAGAATTTACTGATTTGATATCAACGCTCAAATGTAAAACTATTGTTATTGGAGGCCAAGCTCCAATAGATGTAGACGACTTTGATAATATTGTTGGCCAAATAGAATTGTTGATAGAAGATTGGCATTCAGAAATACTTGGAATTAAATTACCTTTTTCTCACGGTGTTTGTAATTTAGATCTGTTTGACTCTGCAAATTGTACAGACTCCATAGAAGAAAAATCTAAAATGTTAGATAATATTGATACTATATTAAAACTAGATTGCGCTTCGTCTGAATTTCCAGATAATGCGCATCCCGGAAAACATGCCCATAAAAAGTTATTTGACAAATTAAACTATCTGTTAACAAGGAACAATAAAGATGCCTGATATTGATATAGACTTTTTAGATCGCACAGATGCGTTGGATATTTTAAAGCATATTCCAGCCGCCATTGGAGATAATGGAACTTTTAAAAAGCACAATACCGGTGTATATTGTACTAGTATTCCGTACAATCCACTTACTGGACTTAGCACAATAGATTATAAGCAAGCAGAAGAACGTGGATATTTTAAGATAGATTTTTTGAATGTTAGCATTTACAAAGGTGTAAGGGATGAGGCACACCTTAAACAACTTATGGAGATTGAACCACTATGGGATCTATTGGAACAGGACGACTTCACGAATCTGCTCTTTCACGTGAATGGGCACGGGCACGTATTGAGGAAAATGAAACCGAAAAATATAGAAGAGCTCGCGGCGTGTCTAGCAATCATACGCCCCGCCAAGAAACATTTGTTAGGCAAACCGTGGACAGAAGTAACGCAGTCAGTATGGACGAAACCAACGACTGAGGAATATTATTTCAAGAAAGCTCATGCTGTGGCCTATGCTATGGCTATTGTGGTGCAGATGAATTTGATATGTGAAGGTATCAGTTACGGGTATGCTTAACGTACCTTGCGGACCAACTGTACACTTTTACGTTTAACACGTTTCATAGTCAAGTTCATTAGATTAACAACAGGCCCTAACACAACACGGGCATCTTTGCTGTTGAATGTTTTAATGGCATAGTGAAACGGTTGTATTTGTTCTCTGCAAAATATATTGATAGGAAATTGGCGGTTTGATTCCCACCACCAAGTTTCTCCTATATCTAAAAATACAGCACGTTCTTCTAATGTTTTAATGGCATTAAGGTCGTAAAAGCTGGTTACATATTGATCTTGATTTATGATAATACCAATGTATTCCAATTCACCGTAGTTTAACACACTGATAAAGGGTAGTTTTTGTTCTATGTTATCTCTTAGTTTTGCCATAAATATAGTATAAAGGTCCTGCGCTAATGCAAAAAATCTCAACGTATTTATATCCAAATAGAATCGAACTATTGGCTGATTTGGCAGGTTTCACTGTGGAGTATACAACCGTGTATCAAAGAAACATAAAAATTTATGCTGGTATAGATAATACCCTAGAGTTTGACATTAAGAACGCTGACCAGAAGCGTATCAACTTGTCTACATTAACTAATATTGAATTAAACATTATGGATGTCAGCGGGCAAGCATTGCCAAATAGTCCATACACTGTGACTCCCATGTTGCCTCAGACCACATACAAAGGTCTAGCATCAGTTACTCTTCCACAAGATGATCTAGATCAATTGGATCATCAGTTTTTATCATTCAGCGTATCGGCCAGCCAAGCTGGCAAAGAAGTTATGCTGTATGGCGATACTAGATTTGGTGCAGTTGGCAAAATGGAACTTGTTGGTGATGCAATGCCCACTATCAAAGACGAACAAGTAGTAACTAGTTTTTATAAAAATTTGCAGTTCGGTACTGATATGATTGAATATTTCCATAGCAGTGCAATACCTTTGAGATTTTACGAAGCAGTTCCTAGTACAGTATCAGATGTGGAATTTAGATTCAGTCAATTGATTGGAACTGTAAAAGTTGAAGTTACCAAGGATGCCAGTATCAGTTCAGAAACTTTTACACTTCGTGGCACTGTGTTGGATACATTTACTGTCAATTCTACAACTGCTTACATGCTCAAACAATATCAAAACATGGAAGATTATACCTACATGCGTATAACTTTCAATCGAACAGATGCACAGGCAACAACTGGCACAATTACCAAAGTAACTGTATCATAAAGGTTGACCTGCTGTAATTAGTCTGTTATACTCACTTATATGAGTATAATCACGGACACAATCAACAGCTATCTTCCTGCAAAACGGAAGCAAACTCCTAGTGGTTGGATAAGTTTCAATGCAGTATGTTGTGATGATAAACGTCAACGGGGTGGGCTCATATTCAATGCAGGCGATGCTGTAAGTTATCACTGTTTCAATTGCGGATTCAAAGCCAGCTGGCAACCCGGTAGACTCGTAAGCCAAAAGATGAACAAGTTCATGCGAGATTTGGGCATGGGCGATGACACCATCGGACAATTGAGATTAGAAGCATTGAAGTTAAATGAAGACTCCAATGCTGAAGTACGTAGCATAGTTCCAACATTTGATACAAGAGCACTGCCTATAGATTCTCTTAGTATGATTGAATGGGCAGAACAAATTGCACAATCAGATTTTTCGTTGCCCGAAAACTTTAAAAAATGTATAGACTATCTAGCGGATCGAAATATAGATCCAACAAGTTATCCGTTTTATTGGACTCCTAAGACTGGATTTAGTAATAGAATTATTATTCCGTTTGTTTATAAAAATGAAATAGTAGGGTGGACTGCCCGTACTGTGGGAGATGCTAAACCCAAGTATCTGAGCGAACAACAACCAGGTTATGTGTTTAATTTAGATGCACAAAATAACAACAGGCAATTCGTAATTGTTTGCGAAGGGCCGTTTGATGCGATAAGTATTAACGGGTGTGCCTTGCTTGGTGCTGAAATTAAAGATAGCCAAAATTGGTTACTCAAGCAATTGAATAAAGAAGTTGTGCTAGTTCCGGATAGAGACAAATCTGGGTTACTAACATTGGAACAAGCATTAGATTACGGCTGGAGTGTCAGCATGCCAGATTGGCCAGATGATGTTAAAGATGTAAACGATGCAATCATAAAGTTAGGAAGATTGGCTACACTATATAAAATAACACAAGCAAAAGAAGCCAACCCTCTCAAAATACAGTTGAAAGCTAAAAAATGGTTTAAGGAAACTTATGAAAAAACTAATTGAAATTCTTTTATGGCCGCTACACAAATGGCAAGCGCATAGAGCATTTAAAAAACGATTGGAAGAATTACGGAAACGTGATCCTTTTATCTATAAATGATTAGCTGGGGAATAAGTGCTAATAGTCACGATGCGGCACTTGCAGTATTCAGTGACGAAAAATTAGTATTTGCCAGTCATAGCGAACGTTATAGCGGTTGTAAAAATGATAGAGACTTATGTAAAGAGCTGGTAGCTGACGCCAAGCGATTTGGATATCCTGAACGTGTTTACTGGTATGAAAAGCCTTTTAAGAAAACCCTAAGACAACTAATAGCGGGTCAGGGCTGGAAGCGTCGTGATAACGACATAGAAATTTATATGGCAAGGTACGAAATTAGTGCCCCTATAGTTTATACAAATCATCATCATAGTCATGCGGCCGCAGGGTATTACACCAGTGGATTTGATGATGCATGTGTATTAGTTATAGATGCTATTGGCGAATTTGAAACAATGACTATTTGGCAAGGCACTGGCAACAAACTTAAGAAACTTGCTAGCCAAAGTTATCCACACAGTATAGGTCTTTTTTATTCTGCTATGACGCAACGCTGTCACTTAAAACCCAACGAGGAAGAATATATCCTTATGGGTATGGCGGCATACGGTAATCCCAATAGACTTACACACGATATATTGTCAGACTTGGTAGAATTACCCAATGACGATTATGGTCATGCATTTAGATTAAAACAAAACTTACATAAAGGTTGCCCGCGATGGAGACCTGATTTAATTATTAAAGATTATTTTGATATTGCGGCCGCTACCCAACAAGTATATGAAATGACGTTTGATAGAATATTACAGCAGGGATTAAAACTTACTGGCAGTAAGAATCTAGTATTGATGGGTGGGTGTGCTTTGAATTGTAGTGCTAACCCGCTTACTGGCAAGTACTTTGCTAATACATGGATTATGCCTAATCCAGGCGATGCCGGCAGTGCCATCGGAGCAGTTCTGGCGCATAACCCAGAGTGGCGTATTAGTCCCAAAGACTTTACACCCTTTTTAGGTTATGACATGGGTTATCGATCCACTAACACAGAAATTGTAGAATATATTACACAACATCAAATTTGCGGACTAGCGCGGGGCAAGGCAGAGTTTGGCCCTAGGGCTCTTGGCAATAGAAGTCTACTTGCCGATCCTCGTGGTAATGACATTAAGGACAGGGTAAATGCAATCAAACAGCGACAAGAATTTAGACCTTTTGGCCCAGCAATACTTGAAGAGCATGTGGATCAGTACTTTGATATGCCTACTGGTTGGAGTAGCAGTAGGTATATGCAAGTGGTTGCTCGGTGTAGACATTCCGACCACTATCCTGCCATTGTGCATCGGGATGGGACTAGCCGTGTACAAACTGTACCAAACGATGGAAGCCCGTTTAGAAAGCTGTTAGAACTTTGGTATGCAGAAACTGGATGCCCTATGTTACTGAACACCAGTCTAAATATCAAAGGCAAGCCCATGGTGAATAATCATGCAGATGCAAAAAACTTTGAGCGCCAATACGGTGTTAAGGTGTTTAACTAGAGTGTATAATAAAGTATGAGTGAAAAACAAGAAAATAAAGCAAGACAAAACGTTGATTACGGTTATGATATTCAGCGTGTGTATTTGGAAATGATGTTGGCAGATGCTGGTACGTTTGTAAGATGTCAGAGTATTTTTGACAGCAAGTTATTTGACAGACGTTTGCAAGAAGCCGCAGAGTTCTTAACTGCTTATGTGAGCGATAACAATGTATTGCCCACACCGGATATTATTAATGCGGCAACTGGTAGTACACTAAAGGCCGCAACTGATTTACGTGAAGAACACTTTGAATGGCTAATGAATGACTTTGAAACATTTATTAGACACAAAGGTCTCGAGCGAGCTATCTTAGAAAGTGCGGATTTGCTGGAAAAAGGTGAGTACGGTCCAGTAGAAGAAAAGATTAAACAAGCAGTACAAGTTGGTTTACAACGAGACATGGGCACAGATTATTTTAAAGATCCCCGTGCTAGACTAATGGCTATCAAGGATAAAAATGGACAAATTTCTACAGGTTGGAAAAACGTTGATGACAAGTTGTTTGGAGGCTTTAACCGCGGCGAGCTCAACATTTGGGCGGGCGGTAGCGGTGCTGGTAAATCCTTATTTTTGGCTAATCTTGGTGTCAATTATGCTCTTGCTGGACTTAACGTAATCTACTTAACACTTGAGTTAAGTGAAGAACTGGTCAGTATGCGTGTGGATGCTATGGTGACTGGTATACCCACAAGAGAGATTTTCAAGAACATTGATGATGTTGAAATGAAAGTCAAAATGATTGGTAAGAAATCCGGACAGTTACAAGTCAAGTACATGCCTAGTGGTAAGACGGCCAATGACATTCGTGCTTATTTGAAAGAGTACGAGATTAAAATGGGCCGTAAAGTTGACGTACTATTAGTTGACTACATGGACTTGTTGATGCCACTAAGTAAGAAAATTAGTGCTGAAAACTTGTTTGTGAAAGACAAATATGTGTCGGAAGAACTGCGAAATCTTGCAGTGGAAAAGAACTGTGTGTTTGTAACAGCCGCACAGTTGAATCGTGGTGCTGTTGAAGAAGTTGAGTTTGACCACAGTCATATCTCGGGTGGACTAAGTAAAATCCAAACTGCGGACAACGTGTTTGGTATCTTTACCAGCAGGGCCATGCGTGAGCGTGGACGTTATCAAATCCAACTAATGAAAACACGTAGTAGTTCGGGCGTTGGTATGAAAATTGATTTGGACTTTAACGTGGATACTTTGCGTATTACAGACTGTTTAGAAGATGATACTCAGGTAGCTATGCGTAGCACTGGCAGTAGTTTTATTGACAGTTTAAAGCAAAAAACCACTGTTACAAGTGCAGAAATATCCTCTGATCCTGGGCAGGGCAAGCCAGTTGCCAAAGTAACTGCACAAGTTGAAAGTTCAAAATTACGGGAACTTTTAAATAAAATACCCGGTGATTCGGATGACTATTAACTAAATACACTGTAAACCAGTGTCGTATTTTTGAATAAATACATAAAGAGAGAAATTAACTATGTCACAAAGAGATATATTCCGCAAGTATTTAGACATCTTGAATGAAGATGGAGAAACCAAAAAGCCAGAGGCTCCAACTGCTGGGCCAGTGGATGACGAATCCTTGAGCAGATTAACTATAGATCCGGATGCTTTCAAAGCCCTTAAAACTGCAATTGAAGAATTCCAGGAATCGTTACATTTGCCAGTAACCGGTGAGTTTACTCCAGAAACCATGGCCGCATATATTTCTAGCGGACGTCAAAAGAATTTGGATCGTGTTGCATCAGGAAAACAGCAAGGTGCAGACGCCGCTAGTACAGATCTTGCAGAAGGCCTGGGAGACAGTCATGTTGCTGACAGATGCCATGGATTAGAATGCAAAGCCGCATTGCATCACGGTTTTGGCGATGGCCTATTGAATCACGAACATATGACAAGTCATAGTGTTGGAACTCCGCATCACAGTCATTATTCACACGGACATCTAGAAGGTCTCAAAGAAGCTGGAACTGCTTGGCACGGCTCATAATTACAATTATATAATAAAAAGCCACTGTTTAGTGGCTTTTTTTTTGGCTGTACCTTAAATTAACTATAGATAAATATAGTACTAGACAATAGGAATTCATATGGCTTCATTGATTAAGTTACGCAGAGATACCGCGGCTAATTGGACTAGCGTTAATCCCACGCTGGCTTCGGGCGAACCCGGATTAGAAACAGATACTTTAAAAATAAAATACGGAAATGGAAGCACTGCATGGAACAGTTTGTCCTATTCCGGCGGTGTGAGCACATACGCATTGCCAACTGCAAGTACTGGAATTTTGGGTGGTGTCAAAGTGGATGGATCATCTATAACTATCAATGCAGGCGTGATCAGTGCTACTGGAGGTGGCGGTGGCGGAAGCGGATCAGTCAACACTGGGGTTGCAAATTCTTTAGCATTTTATCCAGGTAATACCAATGCAGTTGATGATGCGGCAGGACTATCATGGGACAGTACCAACAACGTGTTTACTGTGTCTGCAACAACGATATTACAACAAAGTACCGAAGTTCTTAATACTAAATTAGGAGCCACAGGCATTGTTACTCATGATTTTTCAACCGGCGCAATATGGTATCATGCTGGTGTGGTAGCAGGATTTACTGCAAACTTTACAAATATACCAACAACAAACAATCGAGCAACGGTCGTGACTATCATTATTACACAGGGCGCAACAGCATTTTTACCAAGCGCAATACAAATCAATGGATCTGCTCAAGTAATCAGTTGGTTAGGTGGCAGTGCTCCTAGCGGTAATTCAACAAAAACCGATTTCGTATCATTTACAATTTTACGTTTTAACAGTACATGGATTGTTACTGGTAGTTTGAGTACATACGGATAACTTATGCCACGTATTGCATCTATATCTGGTAGAAGTTTAGCAAACACCGCTACAAAAAGATCGATCATTTCTTATCTGTTTACCGGGCCAAATATATCCGGTGTAGCAACTGCTACACAATTGGGCGGTGGCACCAGGGTTCAGAATGTAAGCACATGGTCGTTTAATAGTGGTAATGTGGCATTAATTGCCACAGGCCTACCTTATCATAGTTATGGAAATTCGATAGCCGTAAATACAGGAGCCGCGCAAAATTTTAATTTATCGTGGCCATATCGTGGCGGAACAAATACAGAAGGGTCCACCACAGCAACAGGCGCTGGCCTAATTGGTGTATGGCTCAACGGTGTTGCAATGTTTAATCCCAGCGCACAAGGAGGCGGACCAAGCGGCCCTAACTTGTTAGCGCCAACGTGGCAATACAATGCAGCCAGTTCAGCAGGTAAAAATTTAGGATACACCTTTGGTGAAGATTTAGCAGGAGGTCACGCGGCGCCGCCGAATCAGTATCACTATCACGATGGATCGTTCTTTAGTGCGTGGCTAACTGGTATAGGACACAGTTCGGGAGTACAGGGCGCTACTGGTCTAGCTGAAACCAGTGTTATCAAATATCTTTCAAGCGGCCTAATTCATGCTGACGGACATAGTAAAATATTAGGTATTAGCGCAGACGGATACCCTGTGTACGGACCATATGGTTATGGTGTGGCAACAAACAATACCAGTGGTGTAAAACGAATGGGGTCTGGTTATACTTTAAATTCTGCGGTCAGCCGTGAAGGAACCACAGCTAGCAATACAACATTATATCCCCTGGGTATTTTTATTGAAGATTATAGTTACACAGCTAGCGGAGATTTGGATCAGCATAACGGACGTTATTGCGTTACTCCCGATTATCCTAACGGAACTTATGCGTATTTTATCACATTAAATTCATTGTTGGAACCAGTGTTTCCTTACATTATAGGCAACACCTACTATGGTACTCCTGCTAATTTAGCTTAAATACTAAAAGGACAAAGAATGTTACCAATAAGAGCACTGAGATTACAAAGACAAGCCGCCATAACTTTAAATCGAAATTCGTTTGAAGAGGGCGAGATAGTCTACGATGCCACTAATGGTACTTTACGTTTGATGGACGGTGATAATCTTGGCGGAATGCAGATTCTTAGAAGTGACTTGGCCAATATCAAAACCACGGCATTAAACAAAAGTATTAATTTTGGAACAGGTGTTGTAACTGCTAGTCAATTCATTGGTGCTGGTATTGGTGCTGTTTTAGGGGATACACCGCCTGTAGCACCAACAGCACAAATTGGCACATTGTGGTTCAACACTAGCTCAGGTAAACTTTATATCTATTACAACGATGGTAATAGCACACAATGGATTCAGCCCATGACTCCTAGCTTCAGTACTGGGGTTGGGGGAAGTGGAAGCGGCACAGTAAACACTGGCTTGGCAGGCAAACTTGCCTACTATGCTGGCAATGGAACCACAGTGGATGATCTAGCAGAAGTGTACTGGCATTCACATGATGGTATGAGCATGTTGCATATCAATGGTCAACTGGAAGTTTCAGCACAAAAAAATTATGTGAGATTTCATTGGGATACCTTAGCAGATCTTAACACCGAAGCACCTGCGGCCACGTGGCACGGCATGGTGGCGCACGTACATGCTACAGGAAGATTATATGTAGCACATTCTGCTAACTGGTTACCATTGGCTCTATTATCAGATGTTGCAGTCACTGGTATTCAAGCTGGCACCAATGTAACTGTATCAAGCACAAATGGCGTGTATACCATAAATGCCGCAAGTGGTGGTAGTGGTGGTGGCATCACTTTAGATGAAGCTCAAGACGGAACTGCTTCGCTGTTTGCAAACGGTACCCAAACCGGTATCACTTTTGTTTATAATGACGCAGGCAACGCCCTCTCAGCTACAGTTGGCACAGTTGCTTTAGGTGCCGGAACTTCAGGTAACTATGTGGCCAGTGTACAAACTGGATCGGGTATCACAGGCGGATCAGCTGGATCAGCCGGTACCGCTATATCATTGGCCATTGACACCGCAGTGGTCAGCACTTTGACTGGCACCCAGACGCTGACCAACAAAACCATAAGTGGCACATCAAACACTATTACCAATATTGGCAATGGTGCATTGACCAACAGCAGTATCACAATAAATGGTACTAGTGTGAGCCTGGGTGGCACTGTTTCAATTTCCACTGCGTCCAATTTAGATAGTTTAACTGATGTAACTATCACTACACCCAGCACTGGACAAGTATTGAAATACAACGGTTCAGCTTGGATCAATGATGCAGATGCCACAGCCGGAGGCGCAGGCGCTGGTACAGTTACTAGTGTAAGTGTTACTTCTGCAAATGGATTTACTGGCACTGTGGCCACTGCCAGTTCAACTCCAGCAATCACTATAACAACAAGTATTACCGGACTACTAAAAGGCAATGCCACTGCCATATCAGCCGCAACTGCCGGAACTGATTATCAAGCACCTATTGGCACTATCAGTGGTATTGTGAAAGGCAATGGAGCAAATGCTCTTACAGCCGCAACAGCTGGAACTGACTATCAAGCACCTATCACATTGACCACTACTGGGTCAAGTGGTGCGGCCACATTCAGTAGTGGTACTTTGAATATACCGCAGTACTCGGGAGGTGGTGCAACAGCATTTAGCGGACTATCAGATGTCGCAGGTTTAACTGTAGACAAAATCTATTTGCCAGCAATAACCAGATTGGATGTCACTGCCAGTGGCATCAGTGCATACTTGTTTGACCAATACAGTGGTAATAATCCAACTATATATGCTATCAGCGGAACTACCATAGCATTTAATTTAGCGGGTGCTGGCGGCCATCCATTCTTGATACGTTTTTCAGGCTCGAACTACAGCACTGGTCTAGTGCATGTTACCACTAGTGGCACAGTGACCACAGGTGCTTCAGCTCAAGCACAACAATCAGGTACTTTGTATTGGAAAATTCCAGCTGGTACCAGCGGTACATATGGCTACCTCTGTCAAAGTCACGGTGGCATGATTGGCACAATTACCATCAAAGATATATCAGCAATCTAATGATTAAATATACAAAACAGGACACACCATGGCAATAAATTTCCCCAATAGTCCCGCAATAAATGACACTGTGATAGTAGGCACAGACATGTGGTTTTGGAATGGCGTAGCATGGGAAGTAAAACCACCAAGCCTCGAAAGTACAGCTTCAATATTTACTAACCCAACCTTTACAGGCATTGCTACTGGTACATTCAGCGGAAATTTAACTGGTAACACTACTGGAACTCATACTGGAGCCGTAGTAGGCAACGTGACTGGTAACACTACTGGAACTCATACTGGAGCTGTAGTAGGTAATGTGACTGGTAACACTACTGGAACTCATACTGGTGCTGTAGTAGGTAATGTGACTGGTAATGTCACAGCAAATACTGTAGCAAGTACATCCGTAACAACCAGTACTGTAACAACAACCAATGATGTCACAGTGGGCGGCAATGCTGTGATAAGTACTAAACCAACGCTAGCAACACACGCAACAAATAAAAAATATGTAGATGTAAAAGCCATTGCACTTGCAATTGCAATGAGCTAAACAAGGAAAATTATAAATGTCAAAGAAACAAATATCTAATTATAAGTTTGTACCAGGAGCAATTCCTCCAGCTTACAATCAGTATCCACAAACAGTAGCACTATTAACTGCTAACAGAGCTTTCCTTGTTGCTGAAACCAACGCATATATTCTTGCGCAAATAATTGCCAACGTGGCTAACAACGGCAGTCCATATTACAACTACACATACGATGCTACCAAATCTAACAAACAAAAACTTGATATTGGTTACAATATAGATGCCATAGTTTATGATTTAACTTACGGCGGAAACAGCTTAGTTTATCAGACAGGCGCCAATTATTATATTGCTGGTGTTACACAAGTTCTTACTCCTGCAATCGAGGTTGATGTTAAAACTTGGTTACGCGGCCGCATTACTAATTTTATTTTAACTAACACAACATATACCAGATTAAATTCAACAGTAACACAATCAACTACTGATAATCCGGGCGAAGCATTGGGTATTACTCGAAGTTCAACCCTAATGAATTACATTATCAATTCAATTAATGTTGGATTAAGTTCATTGCCCGCTGTTGTTAGTCCAAATAATCAAGGAGGTATGTTGCTAACTCAAGCAGTGGCACTTATTGATGCAAACAAACGCTTTGTACAAGAAGAGGTTATTGCTTATATTGCCTACAATGTTGCTAATAATATTGCACCGTTCGCTTATTACACCTATAATGCAGAAAAATGTCGCAGAGACGTCAGCTATGTGTTAGAAGGTTATATCAGCGACCTTAAACACAGTGGTAACAGACAAACATATTTCAATGCAAGTAAATATTTTGACAACGGCTATCCTCAAGTTGACGGCGACCGAGGCCCTGAAATTTCAGCACACACTTTTATTAGAGATCTAATCTCTAATTATATTTTAACTAACATAGCGGCCACCGCTCGAAACACAACAGTGTTCCAAGTTGTTAATCAATCATATACGCCAGAATTAGGAGCCAGCGCACATTTTGTAGCGTTAACCAATATTGTTATCAACGTTATTACATCCGGCTTGAGCAATTTACCTACATTAATTTCAAATCAAGGATATGTTAAAATTCCTGGGTTTTATAAAATTAAAGATTTCTTATTGATCACTAATGCCAGTCGCAATGTTATTTTATACAACTTTGCAGACACTGACAGTGCAGGCCAAGTAACATACAGCAGTAACTTTGATAGTGATTTTGCTGGTGCATTATTTGGCAACGAACAAATTACAACACTGACATTCAATGTAGATACTACTGGAATGATGGTGACTGACAATATTCAAATATTTGTCGAAGGCAAAGAACAAACAGTCCGTTTAAACAGCATTGGCACAGATGCTATGGAACGTGCCAAAGTTGGTATTCCACAAAGCATGTTGGACGCTGACTTTGAGTACGGATTACAACCAACCAAATGGCAGACCATCTCCATGATGCGCAATTATCCAAGCGTGTACGAAATACCAGGCAGTGACAAAGCTGTTGTGAGTGTGTTTACAGATGCATCCAACGGCACAGCTGGTGTTGGAGCAAGTTTACTTACAGTTACCACTTTGGCCGCTCACGCCTTTGCGGTCGGTGATGTGTTCACAATCAAAGCATTGGCCAGCAGTGTTAGTGGATTTAGCCGTGCTGAGGGAACATTTATTGTTGCTACTGTTACATCCAGTAACGTATTCTCATATTATGCAAAAAGCAAAGTTGGCACAGTTAACCCAACATTGTTAAGTTCTAGCTATACCCAGCTACGCAGTGCAGGATTTTATACAGGTTCAACAGTTGGTAACCCGTCATTCAACGTGTATTCAAATGGACAATCTGGAACATTTACCACATCATTGGCCAGTCCATCGGGCAGTAACTTTTTTGGATTTACCGGCACTGCTCCAGTACTAGGAGCACCTATAACCGGAACCAGCATCAGTACTGGCACACAAATCACAGCAATCACAGGCACTGGCGGAGTTGTTGCCACTACCAAATTAACAACAACTGCCCAAGCTGGTGATACTCAGTTGATAGTTGCTAGTACTAGTGGAATACTTCCAGGCCTGGTATTCAATCGGGGGGACGGATCTGCTGTACAAGTCACAACTGTAGTTACTAATACCGTTGGACTAAGTGGGCCACTAACTAGCGGAATTTTAGGAACAAACCAAACATACAACGGATTATCACAAAGTGTCACTTCAGGCACTGGCACAGGCGCAATCTTTAATGTATCCAGAATAGGTCTTGCTTATTCAGCAGTGATCGGTGCTTCAGCCGGCAACGGGTATATTGCCACAAATACTATTACTATTTTGGGAACAAGTGTTGGAGGGGTTACCACTGGCAATGACATAACCATTACAGTAACAACTGCCAGCAATATCAATTCCGTAGACACATTTGATACAGCTACACTGGTGGGCGGCACTGGATATACGGGAACAGAAATTGGATTAGCCACAACAGCAAGTGCAAGCGGTACTGGACTAACTGTTGATATTCTTGGATGCGACACCGCAAATGGTGGCATTGTAACAAGTATTGCTGTAAATGAGGCGGGGCAAGGATACGTTGCCAATGAAATTATTACTATAGGAGGCGGCGCTACGAGTGCTGTGATTCGTGTATTAACTGTCCAAGCAGGCGGCGCCATCACAGCATTTACTATAGCAGGTAGTCCAGTAATAGCACCTAACAAAGATTTTATCAGTGCTGTTTCAATCAATGATGTAACCACAGGCGTCATTACAAGTGCTACGTCTATCAACTATACCAGTATTGCGACCATTGAAATTCAGTTTACTAGCCCTCATGGATTTATTCCTGGAGATAGCATAACTGTTACAATTAGTAGCACCGGTTCAAATGCTCAATTAGCATCTGGACCGTATTTTGTAGAGCAAGCTCCAACTAGCAGTACTATTAGATACACTGCTAGATCTCCGGGCATAATCAGCAACACCTTGTTTGGTTCTGTTTATAGTCGTCCTGACAGTTATTATGTGCATAGACCATTGGACGGCGGCGTACAACTAGGAACTGGCGGCCCAGCTCACGGTGCAGTGGCAATTCGTATGAGTAAGAAATATATTCGTTACCAATCAGGTAAAGGTGTATCCTACAACACTGGTGCATTGTTTGCTCCTAGCTATGATATTCAAAGTTTAACATCCACAGGTACCACAGTGGGATCTGTTATTACATTAACTAGCGATGATGTGGATCACGGATGCCAAGTTGGTGCGGCAATTCAAATTAGTGGAGTTACAACCACCGGCTATAACGGAGTTTATACTGTAACTAACATTGTAAATGAGCGTGTGTTAAAAGTAGTTGCAATTACATCTTTAGGAGCCACTACTGCTGTTATTGGTAGTCCTTGCGTAATGAGTGTGCGCAACTGGCATGGTGCAACTGTGCGTTCAGGCACATTTGACGACCAGAACGGTATGTTTTATCAATATGACGGCATGCGAATGGCGTTGGTCAAACGTTCCAGTACTTTCCAACTTGCAGGCATTATTAACATTCCGGCTAACGGCAACACCGTCACAGGAACAAACACTAGATTTACACAACAATTGATATCCGGCGATCGCATTGTTATTCGCGGAATGAGCCATGTGGTTACAAACGTTATCAGCGATACCAACATATCTGTGAGTCCTGACTATAGAGGAGTAACCGATGTAGTTGGTGCCAAAGCATGTAAAACTGTTGACTTGATAGTTCCACAAGAAAGCTGGAACTTGGATCCATTAAATGGTTCAGGCCCAAGCGGCTACAGTTTAGATGTGACAAAAATGCAAATGATTGGTATGCAATGGACATGGTATGGTGCTGGTTTTATTGACTTCATGCTACGTGGTCCAACAGGCGATTATGTATTTGCACATCGTTTCCGTAACAGCAACGTGAACACTGAAGCATATATGCGTACTGGTAACCAACCAGTTCGTTATGAAGTTATCAATGAAGGTGCAAGAAGTTCACTGGCCAGTGCCATTAACAGTAGTGTCACAACTATTCCATTGGATAATGCATTTTTCTTTCCAACTGCTGGCACTGTGATGATTGAAAACGAAATGATTCGTTATACCAACAATGACGGTGTAAATTTATTAAACTGTGTAAGAAGCGCACCATTGACACAATTTGTAGCAGGATCTAACAGAACATTTACCGCAGGTCCAGCGGCCAGTCATGCAAAAGGCCAGGGTGTGGTATTGATCAGTAATACAATTACTCCTATCATCAGTCACTGGGGTTCAGCATTTATGATTGACGGACAGTTTGACAATGATCGCGGATACATTTTTAACTACGCATCCACTGGTGTAACAGCCAGCGTTGATCCGGCCACTTCCTTCTTGATCCGTCTGGCACCCAGCGTAAGTAACGCTATTGTAGGCGACTTGGGTGAAAGAGAATTATTAAATCGTGCGCAATTGTTACTATCTGGTATTACCATTGCAAGTGATTCAGTATCAGGCGGCGGTGCAATTGTTGTACAGGGCATTTTAAATCCCATCAACTACCCAACTGATCCTACTAAAATTACCTGGACCACATTGTCGTCCAGTGCGGCAGGTGGACAGCCAAGTTTTGCGCAGATTGCCTCAGGTGGATCTGTAACATGGAGTGGCAACACCAGTACCAGTAGTGCTGTGGTTCAGGGTGCATTTACAACACCAATCACTGCAAGAAGTTTTGCACCAGTTACCAATACATTAACAGCTAGAAGTTTCAGTGCTGTGACACAAACTGGAGCCGCACAGAGTTTTGGATATTCAACTGCTGGCATCACAGCATTGGGATTTACAAGCGGCAACCCATATACTCCAATTGCTCAAACACTAACAGCAAGAGGATTCAACGTTGGCCAACCGTACGGCAATAACAATTATATCAATGCGACCAATACTGGCCGTAATGATATTTTGATCACCAACGCACAATACGATGCATTGACTACCACTATCCAACCAGGCGACAGTTTGACAGGTGGATTCTTTAATGCGGCCACAACCATTGTAAGCATTACTAGAGCATTCAGCGGCGGCATCTATACACGTATTGTGTTGAGTAACAATCCTGTTGTGACCAGTACAGGTGGAAATGGCAACAACGTAACTGCCACAACAAGTACCAATACCAGATATCAAAATGCCACCAATACTGTGCGTACCGACATTTTAATTACCAATACAGAATTTAGTGCAATAAGTCCATTACCAGCACTAGGTGACAGTGTCACAGGTGCCAACGTTTCTGGAGGCAGAACAATCAGCAGTATTACGCCTAGTTTTAATGGTGGTATATACACTCGTATTGTATTGAACTCAGCACCCAGCACAACAAGCACAGCTGGTTCAGGCAACAACGTGACATTATCAATTGTGAGTCCTTATAATCTCACATACAACAGTGCTATCAGTTTAAGCCGTAATGATTTCTTGATTACCACTACAGCTTTTGATGGGTTCACAGCGGCCACACCACTGGCCATTGGTGATACTGTGAGTGCGTCCACTTACTTGACTGGCGCACAAACTATCAACGCTATCACACGGAATTATGTTACTATTGATGGAACAGATTACACACGTATCGGCATAAGTGCAGTAGGTACAGCCACAAGTCCTGCGGCGGCCACTAACGGCGCACAAAATATCACGGTGACATTTACAAGTAGTCTAGCGGCCAATTATAACACAGCTTTACACGTGGCTCGTAGTGATTTCTTAATAACTCAAACAGAATATGCGGCCACAACAGCGGCCGTTACTGACGTGTTGGCAGTGGCCACTTATATTACCGGCAGTCAAACAATTTCAAACATCACTGCCAACTACACAACAGTTGCAGGTGTAAGTTATGCCCGTGTTATCATGAGTGGACTGGCCAATGCTACCAGCCCAGCGGGCTCAGGTAATAACATAGCAATTGTTGCCACCAGTGCGACCAGTTCAACCTATGCCAGAGCATTGAGCGCGACCCGTAGTGACTTCTTAGTGACAGATACCGACTGGTTATTCAGCGGTATTGCTGTGGGTGATTTATTGAGTGTTAATACATTTATTACTGGTGGACAAACTATCAATGGTGTAACTCCTAGTTATATCAGCATTGGCGGAACCAGCCATACTAGAATTGTTATGAGTGCCAACGCCAACGCCAACAGTACCAGCGGTAGTGGTAATGACATTGCGGTCACTGCTACAGCTTCAGGCAGTGCGGCCACTTATGTAAGCAAGAACTTTTTGTTCTTTACCAGTGCAAGTTGGTTGGCCAGCGGTGCAACTATTGGTACCAAACTAAACTCAACGTTTACCGCGTTCCCAGCAGGTTCAGCTGTGACACAAGTGGCCACACGCACATTTAACGGTACTGCCAGTGCGGTATCTGCCGCAGCCAGCAGTGGTAGCGGCACTACACAAACTTACACACTAACAGGCACCACAGTGTATCCAGTGGGTTCAAGCGTAACTGTGAGTGGTGTTGTTGGCGGTGCTTACAATGGAACATTTGTGGTAACATCAAGTGTGGCCGGTACACTGATTGTAACTGGCACTGGCACTGGCACTGCTACTGCGTTTACTGTTGCCAGTGTGATTGGAGCCACTTCTTTTCGTATCACATTCACACAGGCCGCCAATGCCACTATCAGTGCAGGCAGTAACGCAGACTTTAAATTTGGTGCGCAGTTTGCCTTGCCAGGTGAACAGGTATTCTCCTTTATTGCTAATCCGGGAGAAACCAGTACATTGAGCTTGGACACATTGAAAGAACTTACTAGTACAAGTATCGGTGGACGTGGTACATTCCCTAATGGTCCTGACGTACTAGCCATCAACGTGTACAAGGTAGCAGGTACTAACACCAACTGTAACGTTATTCTACGTTGGGGTGAAGCACAAGCATAATAACTATTGTATGAGATTAAGAGAATTTATTATTGAAGGTGGGCAAGTGGGGCAAGCTGAACCCGGGCCAACCGATGCCCGCAAATGGACGCCAAATAAGCCTGCACCTGCTGGGTGGTTGCAAGCGTGGAGAGGTGATGTGCGTACTGGCGCAGTAGAAACTCTGCCTCTTTCTTTTAATCCAAATGGACAACTAACCAAACTGTTGAGTGCGTACAAATGGGCGAGAGATCGAAAACTACTACCTGCAATATCGCCTGAAACTTGGGCACAGTTGGCGCTGGTTGAAGGCAGAGAAGATTTTGGCTACAACGGCCTAGTGCTTGACAATCGTCCTCAACAACGAAAGTTCATGGATCAAGTGATGCAGGCCGGAATGACCGACTACCTAAATCTATATTGGATTGTGTTTTTGCATGAGAAACTTGCAACGGCTCAGCGATTAAAAATACCATTTTATCGAGTATGGAATGGCTCATCCATATATCAAACACGGTTTAATGCACAAGCAACGGCCTTACAAGATCCCAAAAATAAACCATTCTTAGATTGGTTCAAACAACAGTTGGCATAAAACGCACTCGTGAAAAAGCCCAGGTGTTACTGGGCTTTTTTATTGCTTAACGGTTCATTACGTACATTGTGATTTCAAAACCAAAGCGCATGTCTGTTGCTGATGGTGTAGTCCACATATGAATTCTCCTTTATAAAATACATACTGCATTAGTATGTATCACTATAATAACACAGAACTAGAGCAAAACCTATAGTGAATATCATTAATTTACTCTAGTGATGTTAGCTAGAAACCACACACAGCACTGCCTGGGCCAGTGACCCAACAAGACAACTGACCGCGACTCGCCATACCGAAATTATGTGCGCCCACGGTAAAATCAGGGTATCGCGTTGATATACCACGGCCTCCTGTAATTACCAGTCTACGACCCTTGTACATGACCACCCGGTCCTTGCCAGTATTGGGCACAAGTTCTAATTTTGGAATTTGGCCTGGTTGCCAACCTTCTGGCAATGTACTGGCCGCAATATCTGCTTGGTAGTTGGGCACAGTTTTCTTACGCTCAGTACGTGTCATTTGAGTGATTCCCGGGGCCATTTTCAATCCCATGAATGCGTTTTTCCACACAGCTTCTCCACCATTTAACCATGCGGCTTCTGGTCCTAAAAAGCTGACATCAACTGTGGCGTAACTCTTTACACCTTCTGCTGTGGTAAATGCAATCTGTTGAACACTGCCAGCACCACGTACCTTTTGTCCTTGACTGTTCACAAGTGAGAATACTTCTCCCAGTCCATTGCCCAAGCTGTTGGTTATTTTGCCGAGATCTTTCATTTCGGTCATGTTGTAACCTACGCTTTTAAAGGCACCAGCCCAGTCACCCATGATCTGTGCCAAAGTACTGATGTCAAAGAACATGCGATCTTTGCCACCCTCGGGTCTGTACCATATGCTCACAGCCGCACCTTTATAATCCCAAGTGGCACCCAGTTTCATGCCACGTCCAAAGCCTTTTTGTATGCGATCCATTTCGTTTGGATTGCCGCCTGTGGGCAAGCCAGTGTCAGCTGTCACAGGGCAAACATCCACTACCTTATAGCTTCCTCGCTTGTTGCCGTATGAGTCCCACTTGCTGTCTTCTTCTCTTTCTGCCTGTCCCGGAGCCAACATAGGGCTTTCATCGGAAATAGGATAACCGTCTCGTAGGTCATACACTTGACCATTGTACACATATTGTAATGTGGGATTGTTTTTGAATGGTTTGGCACCGGGAGGCATTTCGCCCGGTGGCATACGACCTTTGCCACTTTTACCACCACTAAAGTCACCTTTGGCTGGTATGGCCGCAGGACCAGCACCACGCTCTGCGGCCTGTGCTCTCCAATCATCCACTGTGTACTTGGACTCGTCATCATCAGCTTCACCATTCACAGCAGGTTGTGCGGCGCTGGCTGGTGCAGGCGGCATAATACTTGATCCAGTAGTGGGTGCCAGTGTGCTTTTTGGGGCGGCTCCGGGAATTACTTTGTCTGCTACTGGTTTGAATCCTGTGGGTGGTGCGTAGCCCAACTGTGTCAGTCGAGCCAGTGTTTTCTTACCAATAATTCCATCCACTACCAATGGCGGATTGGCTCTTTGAAATGCACGAATTTCTGGATCAGTTTGTGGCCACTTTTTAGCACCTTGCATCGGTGCTGTTTTGGCTGGAGCAGGCTTAACGCCTATTGCTGGCGCTTCTGAGATCCAGGTTTCCTTGTGATGTAGATCTCTACCATGGCGATTGTAGCCTTCCAAAGTGCGTTGTCGGATATGGCCCGCATCTATGTGCGCAATGTCATCCATGAGTTGTCTAAGCGTTTTTTGCATAATGAATCCTTTGTTCTCTTATAAATTATTTAGGTTAATTTTGCCAGTTTTATTAGCTGTGCTAGTTCTTCGTTAACTGGCGGAGTTATTTTGGCCAACGGTTCAACACCATTAACTAGTTTTAAGCCAGCGCATAATGCCGCCATTCCAGATGAACCTGTACTGGCCCATTCGTTACTTGGCCCAAAGTAATATATTGTAATTTGATCAACGTGTGGACCCGATGCCGATTGACTTCTGACAAATACGTTTCCACAAGCAAAATGCCAAGAAATTTTGCCTTTAGTAGCAACAAATTGATTACCCATTGCATTACCAAACGGACTGGGAAAACTAATCTTAGCTAGTTTTGAAACTTTTCCTATATCGTGGTACTTTTCCCATATTCCCTGTGCTTCATCGCCTATCTCTTCCACTGCGGCCAGCAGTGCTTGATCAATTTCGTCCGGACGGGTAAATGTCATAGGAATCCATGATAACATAAGTGCGCCGCCTTGCGACCCAACCCACCCTGCTTGTAATTCATGTCCATACTCACTAAATTTTAATTTGCCCCAAACATTCTGAACATTACCTTGGGTGTAGCCTGGAACGTTGCCTCCTACAACAGGACATACTTTATTTGGTGTTCTATAATCAAGTTGTGTCTTGCCGTGAATATCTTTCTTTAATAAACTGCTCAATTTCCATCGTAAAGGATCATAGCGTTGACCTTGGCGTATTTTGCCGCCATGCTCACCGGAAGTGCCAGTGAACACAAAGTGATAATACGGATGTTTTGGATCAGTGGGCCAAGTACTTTTGTTCTGCGAAACAATGGGGGTTCCATCGTAGTTGACAAATATTTTATTGCCATCTGTGGCCGCCCATTGTTGATCAGCTTCTATCTTCATGATCTCTGGACGTTGTACTTTACCACTGGTACTTGCGTAGTCGCCATCCGGATTTGGTGGAGGAGTACCGTCTTTCCAATCACGAGCAACTCTGAAGAAATTACCATTGTTTCGTGCTTGTATGGCTTCAGGACTATAATTAGCCATAGTTTTAGCATCTATACTATAAACTGGTTGCGCACCGTTAGCACTTGGTGAGGTAGCTGGATCTGCTGATCCGGCTGGTGGAGCAGTAGGAGCGGCACCTGGAACTGCGGACTTACTGGCAACTGGTGTAAATCCTTTTGGAGCAACATAGCCCAATTGTTGTAGCTTGGCCAGTGTTGCTTGACCAATAAGTCCGTCTACTTTTAGTGGAGGATTGGCCTGTTGGAAAGCACGAATTTCTGCGCCTGCTGTGGGCCATTTCTTGCCGCCCTGTGTTGCGACTTCATCCAAACTTGAATCTTCATTGTAAGTACCCTGATAAAAGTTAAAGCTGTTTAATCTATGTGGCTTGGTATACCCAGCTTCAATTTGAGCAATGTCATCCATGAGTTGTCTAAGCGTTTTCTGCATACCGAATCCCTTGTTCTCTATAGAGTATTTATTCTAGCAGGGGCCCATATAGGACCTTTTGCGCGAAGCGCGAAGCGCCGGAAAAGCCTAAGCTACGAAGTAGCAAGCGGTAAAACGCAGATTACAGATCCGTTACACGCTTGCTTGCCTCACACTAAATAAACGTATGCCAAGAAGCTATTACCTTCCTGATATACATCCCTTTGAGCACATTGCCACGGCACACTGGCCCATCATATTGGTGAACAATCAATGGGATTGGGTCAGTGCTGTGGATGAGATGGAATCATGGCTGAATCGCAACATAGGCAGTCACTACAGTGAATGGGCCTATCACAATGGAACTTCCATAGACTGTTGGCAAGCCTGCGTGGCGTTTCGTAAACCCAAATACAAGACTTTATTCTTACTGCAATGGACTTGATACAAAGAGATGCTCAGGGCTTGGTGATACACTCACAAGGGCTGGAGTGTAGGCCCAGTGGGCACAGCCAATTTGGGGAATCGGAACTGGTTGTGATAACAGTGTTGGCGCACAATCAAGTGAGTGTGGCAGAGCACACAAGAGCAGATGCATACCAGGAAACTTGGCAGTGTGCCACAGTGAAGAAAAAAGCTCCGCGCCGTGAGATAGAGCCGCCACGACCGTTTGAACGGGGAGACTTGATCATGCATACTGGTTACTACATGGCAGTGATGACGGGCTTGATGGTGCTGAGTTTTGACTTGGGCTTGCTGATTGGGTGGGCGTGGATAAGCACATAGTACTCACGCATTAGGTTAATATCCATACTGTAGCTGTTAGTAACACAATCAAGTATAACCATCCAAATTGATCAAAATGGCTTAGATCCTCTGAATCGTATCCACAGCGGTAACAGTCTGACTCTGAGTCATAATGGTAGGTTTGGCCGTTGCGCTGGACAGTTTCCGTGGTCAAGTGGTTCACAGCATCAGTCTCATGTGTACACTGCGTATCACAATGTTATTGGAACTGGGATAATGGCGATGTGCGGCAAGATCAATCACACAGCCAAAATCCGCAGAATCATAAGCAATGCCCAGCACTGCGTCATGGGTGTACACATGCTCGTCACCAGCGGCTGGGTCAGCTAGATTAGTGCCCTGTGGTGTGATGTAATACAACTGTATGAGTCGGTCCTGTATTCTGCTGACTCGCCCCACTGTCAAGCGTATTTGCACTTGCTGTACAGTGGATGAGCCCAGCACAAAGCCAAAACCCGTGAACAACACACTGTTGGCTTCAGTGGCGATGAGTCCACCGCCTGTGCGGCTGTTGCCCACTACTGGCCGCACAGTGGTGATGTCACGTGGAGTATCCAACACTCCCACACTGTCGGTATAAGGTATCTGGTGGGTTTCCAGTTGGGTCAAGGATGAAGGAGAATGCCAAGCTGTCCACATAGTGTGTTATTTAGCGAATGGGTCCTGCAGGGGCAGAATTTTCCAGCGCAAAAAAAATTGGGGAAGTACTTAAATACCATATGAAGAACTTTTTTGCCCTGCTTATGATGCTGGCTGTGACTGCCACATCCACCGCGCAATCACGCACTTTGAACAAACCAGTTGTGTGTGATGCAACTGAAAAGGTGTTCAAAACAATAGTAGAAGACTTTAAAGAAACTCCACAATGGCAAGGTCAAAACCCGCAACAAGGTACCAGCACAGTTCTCACAGTTAACTTGACTACTGGTGCGTGGACTTTGATTGAATTCACTGCCATCACAGCATGTGTGATTGGTGTGGGAGAGAATTCCAGCAGTGCATGGGGCACACCTGTATAAATATTCCATGCGCTTGTACGAAATAACATCTCCAGATCCCATACTGTCAGACGCTCGTATGACTGAAGTGATTAGACACTACATGGGCCCGGACATGATTGACCTGATCCGAGACAACAGTCCTTATAACCCTGCAAGTGCTTACAAGAATTACAAAGGCATATACGATCGTATAGCGCGGGCAGTTGAGCCTTTGGTGCAGGTGGAAAATCCCGATATGGCTCTAATAGTAAAGACTGTGAATAAACAGTTGCCCATAGTCAGCTTGCCAAAATTGGTACAAGATCGAATCGCTCAACGGCAACAACTGGATCGTAAGCAGGATCTGGCACATAGAAGCCACAAGCCCACGGCTGACATCAAAACAGCTAATGGCTTCACCATACCAGATGAACCACCAGATCCTGCTTGGAAGTTACCCGCACGTTGAGAGGCCCCACGAGGGTCCTTTGCTCCGCAAATTTCTAGCGCAAGAAAAATTATAAACAAGTACTTAAACTTTTGAGGTGGTGATTTGGCAACACCCCTGGTTTTTGCGGGCTCAAAAAGGCTTGCCGCTGTTGCAAAAATACAACACAATTATATTGTATACCCCGACCCCCCTCCCGGAATCTTTTTTCATGTGCCCACCTCCTCCGAACCTTCAGCCAAAAAAAATCCCCACCTACCGGGAGCGAATCGGATTTACGGGTGGGGATCCAAGAACCATTGCCGCTTTGGCGTTGATTCTTCCTACTTAGACTGGTTGCCGGGAGCGAATCGTTGGCCAGTCCTACTGCCTACAGCTACAGCTTCTAACGGCTGTATGCTGTAGCTGTACACGTTAGCGTGAGCCACGCATACATGTTACCTCTGCCACTGCCTTCCACTTGTCTGGGAAGCTACAGCGCAAGTCCGCTACCTTTAGTACTGTACGCAAGCTCAGCTCACGCATACGAGCCTTGTTGGCATCCACAAAGTCTACCACATCCAGCTTGGCTTCATCCGTCAAGTCGTATGAGTCCAGCATGCCACACTCAGTAACTACCTGCTTGATGCGCAACAACTTCTCACGCTCAGTGTCAATGGTGAGGTCCAAGTAGTGACAGCGTGACTCCAATGCTTCCAAGTGATCCTGAAGCTTCTTGCTCTTCACGTGATCGAACTTGATGTTGGTGATGAAGATAGCACCACCTTTGAACTCAAAGCTGTTGGGCACACCTTCTGAGCGTAGCAAGCGGCTGTCAGTGTTCCAATGGATCATGCGCTTCTTGCTGGTGTCCAATGCGGCTTTGAGAATGTTAAGACTCAAGTCATCAAGTAACACCGAGTCACAGTCATCAAACACCAATATCGACTTCTTGTCTGAATACTCATACAGCTTGCTGTAGAGTCCAATGGCACTCATTGCGCCTTTGACCACTTCGTACTTCTTCAGCTTCTGGTCGTCCGCAACAGTGGCGAACACATCATGTTTGGCCAACACTTTCTCAACACCAAAGCTCTTGCCAACTCCTGGAGGGCCAGTCACAATCATAGCACGTACATCGCCCTTCTTAACAGCACGAGTCATGTCGTCCAGAATCTCAAAACGATCACGCAAACGATTGAGAATCGACTCATCTGACTCTGCGCTCAAGTCTTTCTTAACTGGCTCTGTTTCCAGGCTTTTGGTTGTGACTTCTTGTTGAAGTGCCATCAGCATCTTACTAGTGACTACTCTACCCATTGTTCGCTCCTTGCGTTTGTTAATATTTAAGATTATAACAGACCCTTTCGGGCCTGTCTATGCTTTTGGATTAATCCAATCTGCTACCGCTGTAGGCATTCAAGCCCAGGGCACGTAGGTACTCTGCGTAGGCATCAGCACCCGCTTCTTTGATGTCTATGTTCTGTACAGGAAGATTGCCGGGATTCCAAAAGCTCAAGCATTTGGGTTTGTAGTCCTTCTTGAAGCCTGCCGCAATCAGCTCTCGGGCCTGCTTTGAATTGACTCGATCCACGTACACATCTACCCAAGCAAAGCCACAGGCGTATCCATCCTTGCGACCCATTCTGTCATACATGGCGATGCTTGCCTGTTCTGCCAGTGTCTTGCCTGCTTTAATCTGTTCTGCTGTTATCATAATGTTTCGCTCCATTGTGTTGTTTGTAAGTAGTAATTATAGCTTCAATCACCAAGGCTGTCAACAGGATTCCTAGGAACACCCACAGCTCTATGGTGATGAGAAAGGCTTCCGTCATTAAGCCATCTCTCTTTCAACCAGGGTCAGCATGTTGGCTGGCACACGCCACAAGCCCTGCCCAGTGTTGACTGTGATGTACTTGATGGCTTTCTTGGTCACATGGCCACGGGTCAAACGTCCTGTCTTGCTGGATGTGAACTCCACGTTATCGCCCACGCAGATGCCTGCTTTGGTGCGCTCTGCCAATCGGCCACGGTTCCATTTGACTGCATCAATCATGCTACGGAGTTCTATATCCGTCCAGACTTGCAACATGATTGCTGAGTTTACTTGTTGAATGGTTAACATATCTGCTCCTGTGTGTGTTTAAGTGTTTATTATACTGCCTTTTGGGCAATCAGTCAACCTACATGCTCCAGTAGGATTCACTTGCTGGTGAACAATAGTAAGGAGTGTCATAACGTTCCATGAACTTGCCACCACCCATCATGTTGGTCTTCTCGACCATGGTCACGTGGATCTCATAGCGGAAGCCCTGACTCGCTCTGTAAGTATGCTTGACAGTATGCTCCAGCATGGTCTGTTCAGTGACGTCATAGTCTGTCTTGCTGACTAGACGCTCGCCGGACTTGGTACGAGCATCCCGCTTGTAGATTTCCACAGTGTACATCATACTGTCACCTCGTTATAGAAAGTTTCATGGACGGCATTGACAGCGTCACTATTGTGACCACCGATATGCCAGCGATGCAAGCCCATAGGAGTTTGGTATTCTTTCCAGTCGTAAATGGTAGCCACTGTACCATCTGCAAACTCCAAGCACCACTCCACAGTAGTCTTGTCGCCACCGCCTTCGGGCTGGCCAAACACTTCAACCAAATCATGATAGTATGCTTGGATATGACCTTGAAGGCATGTACCGTTTGCATTGGCTTCTGTTGTGAACTTCATAAGTTTCGCTCCTTATTTGTTTGTGTAAGTGTATATTATACAGTCTTAAGCTGACTCAGTCAACCGGATTACGAAGCCACTGTAGTCCTTCTTTGCACGGCCTTTGGCCTTGAGCCCCAGCATAATGCCTTTTGGGTCCAAGAAGCGCAAGTCAGTTTCATCAGCTGACGGCACACCCGCTGGGATAGCATCGTACACCGCAACCACGCTCATGCCTTGCAGGAGTGCTTCTGCCACATCCGA